CCATCGGTGGTGCCGTTATCGCACCAGCCGATTGCTACTGTCTCTTGTTTTTGTATCATTGTCCCCTCTATTCTTTTAGTTTACTTCTACCCAACTTAAAGTTGCTTCATCCCAAACATAATCTTTTCCGTCATTTGGATAAGGTACGGGTGCTTCCCACCAATAAGTTTCAACATTTAAAATCCAAGAAGGATATGGTTGTGGCGCAAAAAAACCAATGCCATCAAAACCATATCCAATGCCAGCGTAATTCTTGCGAAATGCAACGCTGCCATCATCGCCATAATGAACGCCGCCGTAAGTCCAGTATGAAGTGCGTTTGCACACTTGGCCTCTAAAATTGCCATACCAAGTCTCTGTGTCTAAACCTTCAATAAGTTCAGTTTCATCAATGCCAGCAATAACTTCAGTTACAATGTTGTTTTCATCTAAAAATGCGTAATGTGCCATCAGTTGAAACTCACATTCCCAGTGCCCGCTGTGAATACTTTGTATGAATAAGAACCATCTGTCCCTGTTGAATCAGCAGTCAATCCAGCACCCACTGTGATTGATGCCGTTGCAGTAAGCCAGCGAAGAATTACGACTCCTGAACCACCGCTGCCACCTGTGCCAAAAGCGACGCTATAACCGCCACCGCCGCCACCGCCTCCAGTGTTCACTGTGCCGTTTCCTGGACTTGTATTTGCAACGGTATCGCCACCATTACCACCGCCGCCAGTTCCGCCCAATCCCTTAGCATTTGTAACAGTGTAATATCCACTACCACCACCACCGCCAGCGCGAGTAACTGAAGAGCCAGTTATTGATGATGCGCTACCGTTTCCGCCATTACCGCCAAAACCTGTGCTCGTCCCTGCCGAGCCCGCAGCATTAGCACCGCCGCCGCCACCGCCACCCGACGTTGAATTGGCATAATTGCTATTCCCACCCGCATTTCCTTGACCGCTAGGAGAAGCAGCGCCGCCAGTTTGTTGATAGCCACCAGCACCTCCACCAGAACCGCCACTTCCACCATCGCTATTTTCATTACCTCCACCACCGCCACCAGTAGAAGTTATTGTTGAAAATACGCTGTTTGACCCTCCTGCGCCTTGGTTTGGGTTTCCGCCAGCACCTCCACCACCGATTGTTACGGTAAAATTAGTTCCTTTAGCGCAAGCCAATGTGCTTGTTCTGTAACCACCAGCACCGCCACCTCCAGCAAATCCTCCGCCACCTGAACGAAAACCTCCACCACCTCCACCTGCAATAACAAGATATTCAACATCAAATGGTAGAGCAAAAGCCTGATTACCTGCCAGCATACTTCCATAGACAGTTCTGCCATTCTTTACAGAGTTGGCAGATAATTTATAGACAGGAGTCATTAGACTATCTCCACTCCTGAGATGTGGAAGTTAACGCCAGTAGTAGAAGCCAACGCAGCAATAGTTGTAGCAGGGCTGGTAGGTGGGATAACTTGCTTCATATCAATTACTGTAGTGTCAAAAGCACCAACAGATACTGATGATGCAGCAGTTACTCCAGCAATGGTTAATGTAAAGTTAGCCGTAGCGCTTGTAGTATTAGTCACTAGCATATTGGTAATGACAGTTGTAGTTGTAGTATTCGGTTGTGTGTATAGTGTTGCGCTTGTTGTTGTTGCTGCTGTGCGAGCCAGCGTCTTTGATGTTACAGCCATTAGTTACTGTTTCCTTTCCTAGAGAAGAACACCCATAAGGGTGCTTATTTCAATTGATTGTGTGTCTACTGCTGCCGTTGATGCTGCAGTAATTCTACCATATGCGTCAACTGTTATCGCTGCTGGGCTATATGTGCCAACAGTTACTGCAGTTGTTACTAAATCTATTGTTGGGTTAGCGGTAGTGCCACCAACAACAATTCTTGTTGTATTGCCAGAGGTTACAGTTTGAACACCATCGGCTGCGTTAAGTACCCACTCAAGCCCTGTTGTGGTGGCTGAGTTGACTGCCAGAACATAACCATTAGTTGTGGCTACTGTTAGTACCGAAGGGGTAGATGCACCGCTTGCAGAAATTAATGCACCCTTGGCTGTGAGGATTGTCTTGTCAATAAAAGCAGATGTATCAGGGGCTACTAAATCCCATTGTGCTCCGTCATATACTTTCATTGCTCCAACTACAGAGTTAAAGTAAAGCGCACCAGTTATCAGTGCACCGCCATCATTATCTAAAGTAGGGTCAGAAGTTTTGCTACCTAGATACCTATCATCAAACTGGTCATAACTAGCAGCAGCAGAAGTTGCTGATGTGGCTGCTGCGGTAGCAGATGCTGCTGCAGATGTAGCGCTAGTTGCTGCAGCCGTTGCTGAGGCTGCTGCCGAAGTTGCCGAAGTAGCAGCAGCACTGGCTGATGTAGCCGATGATGTAGCACTTGTCTGAGCAGATGAGGCCGAGGTAGTAGCAGCAGTTGCCGATGCTGCAGCGCTGGTAGCAGAAGTAGCCGCTGCCGTAGCAGAAGTGGCTGAAGATGTGGCTGAAGTAGCAGCGCTTGTAGCGCTGGTAGCAGCAGCAGTTGCACTTGTGGCTGCTGCTGAGGCACTCGTTGCCGAGGCTGTGGCGCTATTAGAGGCACTTGTAGCGCTGGTTGCAGCACTAGCAGCACTAGTAGCAGCACTGGCTGCTGAGGTTGCTGCCGATGTTGCTGAGCCTAAAATAGAATCTACATAATCCTTCGGCGTAGCCGAGGAGGCAGACATACCTGCGCTAGATAGACCAGTGATTACTGGGCTACCTGAAATGGTAGGGCTAGTTAAAGTCTTGTTGGTCAGGGTCTGTGTTGCCGTAGCAATGACTACTGTACCTGTCGTATTAGGCAGGGTAATTACGTTGTCCTGAGTAGGGTCAACTACAGTCAGGGTAGTCTCGTGGGCATCAGCCGTAGCGCCTTCAAATACTATGCTGGTTTCAACACCAGATGTTCCAGTAATTGTAGGGTTGGAAATTGTAGGGGCTGTAAGAGTCTTGTTAGTAAGAGTCTGTGCTTTATCTGTACCTACTACATCACCTTCGGCTGAGCCAATTCCGTGCATTGTATGAGCATTGCCAGCACCATCGTTATAAGAAGCAGAAGCCTCTGCGTGTAGGTTGGCATCACGGTAGTCTCTACCGATAGCCATATGTCTTACTACAGCGCCTGCTGAGTGCTCTTGTGCAGTAGAGCCATCAATGGCTCTGGTAATTGTAAAGGTATTAGTAGATACCGCCGTGGCATCTACGATTTCTTCAAGAGCAGTATCTACATCTATAACCAATGTAAAGGTTCTGCCCGCAGGAATAGTGACACCACCTAGCAGGCCAGTGCCTGATACCACAGTCATTGTGGCGGCACCTGCGGTAATAGCACCAGTCAGTGTTGACTGCTGGCTACGGGACGAGTATTGGCGTGTTGTCATTTATGTTCCTATCGGCTGTAGTGAACTCGGGTTGGGTACTGACCCTGGAAGGCTTGTATTTCTTCTCTAAGTCTTTGTTGATAAAGTGAAAATATTTGTCGCACTGCTGTGTTGGCTGAACCGAACGGACGCTTAGCGTCAATCTCGTCAGCTTGTGGGCTAATCTGAGAGGCACGTGCTGGGTCAAGGTAGGTTAGAAGTCTGTATGCTGCACCAAGGATTACCACATCTCTTGCTGATTCAGGGTATCCTGTCTGGGTTGTAAAGACTTGGTTAGAAGCCGTAAAGGCTGATGGTTGTTTGACATAGTTAACCTTGACTGTACGTCCAGAGGTAATGTAATCTCCGATAGTAACTGTTTGTGCACTTGAGCCCCAAGTAGAAGATTCAGCTAGTGGGTCAAATGTGTAACGGCGTATGTTTATCCATTCTTTGCTTGGGCCAATATCCTGCCAAGACATAGTTAGGATGTTCTCAATATTAAGTGGGTTACCGCTACTATCAGTTAACTCATAGGTTGTGATAGCTGCGTTGTATGTAAAGGTAGTCTGATTTATAACAAGAAGTTGTGTGCCCATGGCACGGATTGTATCATTGATAGCACGCTTGACTACATAGCGAGGGAAGATTGGAGAGATAGTAACCTTGGTATCTACAGCAGCAGTTGAGGCAGTAGTGCCTAGATAGCCACGACCATATGGCGCAATGGTTGCTGTGTTAGCAACACGGTCAAATGAATCAACCCACATCAACTCTTCGCCTACTTCGATAACACCCTTACCTACTGAGTCAGTAGAGCCTAGGCTTAGGATTGTAGGAGATGAGCTAGGTGAGGTAAGAACAGTTACTGCTGAGGTTAGGTGAGTACTTCTATCTTGCTGATAGGTATAACCTGATAGATTGATTAAAGTCTCATCAATCATTTCGCTAAGTGTTGTCACAGGTTAATGCTCCTTAAGGCGTCAGTAGGTGATTTGTCTGTTGTTCCTGCTAGTTCATTACAGATACCGCCAAGAGCCTTGAAGTTATTAGGCTGACGATTAGCATCTGCTGCTAGGTTTAGTGCGCCAATAAGCGCCTTGCCTGTTGTGCTTGCATAGTCATTGGCAGCACCAGTGGCAGCCAAATATGCAGTCAGTACTGGATATGTCCCACTATTTGCCAAGCGATTTAGTTCGCTTGTAAATGAACTACCTGCTGTGCCTGTCGCCATTATCTATACCTTGCCGTTTTCTTTGCGATTGACTTGGGTTGTTTAACAAACTGTTTGCCCTTTTTCATACCTTCACGTTTTGCTTTGCTAGTAGCAGCATACTCACTGCTTGATAAAGCTTCGCGTGCTTTCTTAGGAAGATATCTTTCACCAGTAGCTTCTTTGCCTTGGGTGCTAGGCTTACCAGATTTAGTTCCCCATTTTTCTTTAGTCCATTTAGATAAGGACTTCTGCTTGCTGGTCTTGCTACCTGAGTAACCGCCTCCAGCTTTCTTATATTCTTGTGCTACAATCTGAGCCTTACGAGCAGACCATTGTCCTGCCTTGCCACCTTTGGTGCCAGCCATTACTTTGTTCTTAATGCGTTCTCTTAACTCAGGCTTGGTGTATGACATTACCACTTCACCTTATCTGCCCAGTAAGCAGCAGACATCTTTCCTTTAGCAATGTTCTTTGAGTGGCGTGCTTTAAATGATGCACGCTTCTTCTTCATTCTGTCAGGCTCACCAGCCTTTGGTTTGCCAGCAGTCTTAGCACCTTGTTCGCCGAAGCGAATAGTCTTTACTTGGCTGCCTTCTTTAGCCACAACAATGTGTGACTTCTTTGGGTGGCTAGGCGTGCGCTTAGGTTTATTGAAACCTGCTACGCCTGCCCTCTTAAGCCTTGGGTCCGCCATTGTTAGTCCTTAGTCGTTGTATATATCGTATTGAGTTTTGCGGTATTTGCCTGTATTGTATAACCATTCATATAATTTATCTACATTAGATTGGTCATCAAAGTTATTACGTGCTTTAGGTTTCTTAGATTGAGCGCGACTTTTAGCGCTTGCTTCTTTTTCTTTCCTACGTCTGTAATTGCCAGGAGTTTCACCAGTGCTTGAGATTAGACTCATTTGTTTTCCTTCTTATATTCTCCGTATTTACCTAGTGTTGCTCTTACTGTTCCATTTTTGTTTAACCGCACCACATATCCGTCTTTGATTTGCACGGAGTTAAAACCGCGGTGCGGTTTCAATTGTCCTGATGACATTACTTATTGACATCCATTAAACCGCCGCCGAGGCTACTAATACCACCGCGACCAGCACCTAGGGTACCTATACGAGTTCTGCCTGGGCTCGGATTACTGTTTATATTTTTTACTTCTGGAGCATTTATTTTTTTAGGAGCCATACCTTTTTTTCTATCTGGAGTTAGGCCCGCAAATTCTTGTGTATCAAATTGTTTTCTGAAGGCGGCGACAGAATATTTCTTTCCATCTACGATAACGCTTTTTCCGTCTTCAGTATATTTAAAGTATGGCATTACTCTGTTCCTCCTCCAAATTTAAAACCTGGAATTTTAGTAGGGTCCATCTCACGACCACCCTTTTTAGTATTTGGCTTGTAAGTAATTGACCTTGTGTTTCTATAAAGGTCAGCAACGTGGGCCTTAGCATTAGGATTATCTATCCCACCTGCTGTTCTAAATTTTGCTTTCATTACTTCTTCTTGCCCATCTTCTTCATTGCAGCCTTCTTCTTAGGTGCAGCTTTCTTCTTGGACATCTTCATCATCATTGCCTTGTCTTCCATCTTTTCAGCCTTGGAATACATCTTAGCTGCTTTCTTACCCTTAGCTGTGTATGGGAATTTCTTATCGCCTACCATTGGCATATTATGCTCCTAATTGATTAAGTACTGCTGCTGATTTTTTGGTTATATGTTTTGTTGGTGCCATCTTGCTAGAGTCATACGGTTTACCCAGTATCTCACTAGCCTTTACTGCCTCTTGAATCTTCTTCATAGAAGTTCCAGAAGGTTGAATACCCTGGGCTCTTGCAGCTTTGTAGGCATCCAATTCTTTATTAAATGCTTTAGTTGGCATAGACCTTTGGCTATGTGCATCACCAGTGTTCATCTGTAAACTTAAACCCTTACAGCCAAAGCATCCTTCGACTGGCTCAGGGTGATGTTCCCAATGTTTCATATTGCTGTAAAGTTACTTTCTGTGACACCAACTCCACCAGCAATTAGTGCTGCCTTTGTGGCATCATCTACTGTGTGGTTGTAGCCACCTTCATAGACTTCTGGAAAAGCAGCTAAATCTCCATCAACAGGATATCGAATTTGTGCGTACCCACCAGTTGGCTTTAGTACTATTGTAATACCTCTGTCAAGTTTATAAAAGTAAAACAGTCGTCCAGTACCAGCAGGACCCTCTTCAACCGTGGGGGTTGTGAAGATATATTCGGTCATAAGTCCTCCTAATGAACTCACCCCAAAGGGTAGGTTTCTAGGCCTACCCTTCAGAGTCAATCAACTAGAGAGCAGCGATTGAGGAGCCTGTTTCAATACGATACAGTGCTTCTTCACGATAACGTGCAAAGCCGAGTACGCCGTACCAACCCATTGGGCGGAAGCGCATCAACTTATCGGTTACGTTTCCGATAACAATGTGTGGCTCTTCTGCAACAGCCTCAGCAAGTGCTTGCTGTCCACAGAGGATAGTATCAAATACGCGTGTTACTGGAGTTACAGTTACAACAGTAGTTGCTGTTACAGCAGCAGTGTTAGCAACATCTACAGTGAATGTAGTTGTTGAACCTGAAGTGCTGATAGCAGAAATCTTTGCAGTAGATGCAATGCCAGTTCCAGAAATCTTGTCGCCAACCTCAGCGCGGGTTGCAATTACAGCAGAAGAAGCAACACCAAAGGTGAAGCCTGCTGATAGACCTGCAACGGTTACTGTGGTTGTAGCGAGAGCAGACTGGTCTGCACCATCTTTAGCATTTGGCAAACGAGAAGACTCAACAAAGAATGCTCCTTCGTAGTCGCCAATTTCTCCTGCCCATACGTTATTAACGGCTGGGTCAGAGTTAATGTGAGCAAAGTTCCAGCCTAGGTTTCCAGACTCTGCACGCAGGTCGTGGGAAACTTCTGGGTGGATTCCGCACCAGTAGTAAGAACCACGGCGAGCCTTGGCCTTATTAGCACGGAGTTTAGCAACAGCCTTACGGATGTCTGCTGAATCAATCGTGTCAGATGCGGTGATGGTTGCTGTAGAAGTACGAGCACCACCATAGATTGCGTTAGTTCCGCCAACAAGTGTTGTTGAAACAACCTTGTCAATAGAATCAGCAAGGTTGTATGCAATGATGTTTGCAATTGCTGGGTCTACATCTGCTAGTGAGAATAACTCAAGAGCGCGGGTTACTAGGACAGCATTACCATACTCGTTAAGAGTAATGGTTACTGATGTCGGTGTTGTTAGAGCAACTGCATCTGGGTCAGTTGTCTCTGTTAGTGTTGCGGTTTTTGCATCCAAATCAACATAGCGCTGTAGCACTACGGTTGAACCTGGGATTGCTTGACGGGCAGGACGCTTATCTGCTACAGAACGAAGTAGTGGTTCTGAACGGAGAGCGAACTCGAGAAGACGGTCATACGCCTTCTGTACGAGACCTGCGCCACCAACTGTACCACCGAGAGATGTGCTCGCGGTTGATGTAAATTGTGACATTAGTTTTTAGTCTCCTTGACTATGAACGGATTATTGTTGTGACTGAAGGATAGACAATAGCTCTTCGGCTGAACCAGCTTGGTTCATACGCTGTTCCATATCTAGCCCTCTGTCAGGTGTCAAAGCACCTTGTGTCAGGATATCTTGCTGGCGAAGCCGAGCTAGTTCCTGTTGATTTACTGGTGCTTCTTGTTCCGCTACCTTGATTCCAAACAAGTCTGCGTTATCATCGAGCCAATTAGAAACTGACTCCTCGCTAACATCATCCAAGTCTTTCAATACAAGGCGTGCGGCCTTTTCATTGACACCCTTTTTTGCTAGGACTTCTTTGACAACTCGCTCACGCTGCACCTTGGATAAACCCTCAAGTTGCTCAGTGAGTTCCTTGATTCTCTTTTCGTCTGCACGTTTGGCTTTGCGTAACTTCTTTAACAAGTCACTGCCATCTCCTGCATACTCTTGAGTATCTAGGTCGTCGTCTTCTTCATCCCAGTAGTTGTTGCTCATAGCAACCACCCTTCTATTCGTTGTTAGTCGCAAGCCTCAAGTCTATTCGGGGAAATAGGTTGGCTCTTGCTATCGGTCTGATACGCTGGCGGGGCCGATGGGTCCGCTCAGGATTCTAGTATTGTCCGCCTGTTGCTGTGCCTAGGGAACCTCTTGTAACTCCAGACTGTCCACTAAACTCAGCTATTTCTCTACCAATTAAATTTTTACGTTTACGTTGAGCTGAGGCAAGTTGGTTAAACACATCTTGTTCTCCCTCTGCAAGGCCGTATTTTTCCATACTCTTACCATAAAGACCAGAAAGTTTCTCTGCCGTAGGTAAAACGTCAGCGATTTTTGAGTAACCCTCTTGGGCTTGCGCTTCAGTAATTCCTTGTGCTGCAAGTTGGCTAGCAACAGATACGCCTGGTTCAATACCCTGACGACGAGCAGCAGAACCAATTTCAGCGGTAGTAACTTTTTGTTGTATACTAGGTAATTGAGTTGATGGGTCTAGTATATATCCAACCAAATCTTGTTGAGTAATACTAGGATAATATTCTCGTAATGTGCGAGCAATTAGTGGGTCAGCATTTTGAATGCGGTCAACAGCTAAAGAGATTCTTTCAGATAATTGAGTTGGTGATATATCGTTTTCAATAAACTTTGTAACATACTGGTCATTATCAAATTGACTAAGGCCATAAGCTCTTAATGTTTGGCGATAACCATCCTCAACTTTAATATATTCTCCAGGGGGAAGAGCCCGCAAGCCTTTGCTAATTCGAGCTTGATTACCTATAAATCTTTTTTTATATTCTTCTGTGTCTCTTAATTTAATAGCAAACTCAGACGCAGGGACGTCTTGTTCTATTAGACCCCTAAGAGGTTCCACCAGTGCCGCTAATCCAATAGCAGCCATCTCGGCTTGTAGTTCCTCGAATGCTGATTGACGATTTGCTCTTTTGACTAAATTAGTTTCATATTGATTCATAGCTGCTTTAGTGTTAAAGATTCTTCCATCAGAAGCAACAAAATCTGTCTCATCAAAACCAGTACCACCAACACTAGCACCAACACCAGCACCAACACTAGCACCAACACCAGCACCAACACTAGCACCAGCACCAGCCCTCTTAGTGCTTGTTAATTCAGCGCCTACAAACTTTGATTCACCAGGAGGCAGTAAGTCATTGATTCCAAAGGCTGATGCTGGTCTGCCTTCTTTGTTTACGCCACCTGTAAGTTTAATAATTTCTTCATCTGAGGCAGTATTTGCCCAGTAGTTGTAGAAATTTTTATCTTTTACATAACCAGCAATTCCGCCTTCTCCACCAAATCCGCCTTGAGTCGCAACGTTTTTTGTTCCCGAGTAATCTTCTGACCTTGAAGCAGTTTTTGCCATAACTTTTTTGAAGTCTATAATAAATTGTTTTTCAGCAGCGGCATCTCTTACAAATGCTCCTGTGCCTTCAGCGTCTCCACGACCAGTAGGGGTTCTTAGTCCAAGGGCTGCAAGTTCGCCAGCAACTGAGCTAATAGTTTGAACTGGAAGTTTCTCAATTTGCTCTTTAGTTAGCTCATCGCCAGCAAAATAAAACTTATCATTGATAAGACCTGCCGCTGCAATACCATTGATGTATAGTTTTGGTGTTCCGCGAAACTTACCTTCCTGAATAACAGGGGCAAATCCTGTAAAACCTTTGCCATCTTTATACAAACCGCC